TTTATCAACAATCACAAACAGCATTGACACCAACTGCAATGCAAACTGGTGTTCAAGGTGCGGTTTATAACTATGCAGCAAACAATTTGAATACGTTCAATTCAACATTCAATTCATACTTGATGTTGCAATATATTAATGATTTTGATCCATCTATCATTAGTTCTGACTTCTCTATCAGTGTGCAGAAGAAATTCTACCCAACTTTAGGCACAACACAAACATACACACTAAACTATGGTGCACCTTTACAAAGAGGTGTTTATGGTAGTGGTGTTTCAAGTTCACCAGCAATTCAAGTTATCAATCCAGCTAACACACAATTAACGCTTGATGGTGTTTATTTTGAAGAAGTTCCAACATCAACAAGTTCTGTTCAATCAATTTCAATTGTCACAACAGGTTACAACTATCAACAAGCACCAACGATTCTAATACAAGGTGATGGTTATGGTGCAAATGCATATGCAACCATCGTTAATGGTGCATTGTCCAGTGTTGTTGTTGCAAATTCTGGCATTGGTTACACATCAGCAGTAGCAACTGTTGTTCCTGCAATTGGTGATACATCTGGTCAAGGTGGTTCTCTTGTTGTTAACTTGTCGGGTCAATATGGTTCAGTTAGAACTTTTTACAATAGCAACACAGCTGGTAAAGTTGTCGTTAATCCAAATGCAGGAACTATTGACTATACAAATGGGATAATTACATTGACTGGTCTTGATGTGGTTCAAGTTGACAATCCATTGGGTGAGTTCACGTTAACCGCAAAACCAGAAACAACATTGATTTCGTCAACATATAACAGAATTATTAGTATTGACCCATTTGATCCTACAGCCGTAAATATTACAGTAACAGCGAAAAGATAAGTAAATGATACAGAGTAATCAAAAGCAATCGTTACTGGTTCCTTACGAACTCCCTAAGTTCATCAGTGAGGACCCAAATTATGCCAACTTTACGCTGTTTCTGAAGGCATACTATGAATGGATGGAACAACAAAACAATGTTCTAGACTATTCTAAGAGTTTGTTGCAAGATATGGATGTGGACACAACCACACAACAATTCTTACAATACTTCATCAATGATTTCATGTCCTACTTTCCACAGGACATTCTATCAGACCCACGTAAAGTTCTAAAAATTGCAAAACAGTTGTATCAATCTAAAGGTACACCTGCTTCGTATCAATTCTTATTCCGTCTTTTATACAATACTGATGTTGATTTCTTTTACACCAAAGATGCGGTATTCTCACCATCAAGCGGTAAGTGGTATGTTCCAAGAAGTCTAAAACTAGCAACAAGTGATCCAAACTTCTTGAACATTCAAAACTTGAGAATGTTTGGTAACTTCTCCAAGTCTATTGCTACTGTTGAGGCAGCAACATATGATGGAAAAAAGACTGAAGTTTTCATCTCAAATATTGAACGTCTATTCCAATCAGGTGAAACCGTAACTGTTGTTGATAATAGAAATCAACCAGTTTATTTTTACGAAGGAAAAATTGTAAGTGCTAATACTGTTGGTGCTGAAACTCTAACAGCAACAATCGTTGGTCAGATTAGCCAAGTTTTAATCAATCCAAAAGCAAGAGGCTTGTATTACAACACCAATGACCCTGTTGTTTTTATTGGTGGTCTAAATCCAAACGTATTGAATCCAACTGGTGCTGTTGCTGAAGTTGGTGCAGTAACCGTTGGTTCTATTCAATCCATTACCGTTCAAAATGGTGGTTATGGTTATTATTATTCAACACCAAATAATACGCCTGGTGCAGCAAACACAGAAGTCTTATTCACAAACGTTGTTGGTACCAATCAACCCCAAGCACCTATTGCTGTGGTTGCCGGTGTTGATACAACTCAATTGGCTAATGCAACATTCATTCCAATTGATAGTTTGATATTGAAAGAAAACATTACACTTGGTAACACCAACTATTACTTTAATGCTGGTAACTACTTAACTGTACCACAACCAATTCAATTTGCAAACAATGAGTTTGTGTATCAAGGTACATCAAACGCAACCAGCACATTCAATGGTCAAGTAACCAACATGGATCCTGCCAATAACGTATTGTTGTTGGTGCAACACACAAGAGGAACGATAAACAATACCGCACCATTGATTGGTGTTAATACTGGTGCTGTTCGTTACTTGTTGGCATATGAAGGTGAAGGTACAAACAATGTTCGTATTCAATATGCTAACGGACAATTCTATATTGGTGAAGGTGTCTATCAAGGTTCAAATCTAGCAAATAGCACATTCTCTGCATCCATTTCAAGCATTAACACAAATGTTGGTGGAGGTAACAACATCATACAATTAAGTAGTGTTGTTGGAACAATCAACATTGGTCAACAATTGCACGGCTACTTATCTGGTGTTAATGCAAATACATTATTGTTCACCACAGCAAATGCAAATACAAAAATGTCTGATGCATTTACGTTTGCATCTTTCCCAACGTATCCAATAACATCCATTATTGTTGAAAACCAAGGTGGTGGTTTGACCCAAGCACCAACCGTTGCAGTTGAATCACTTTATATTGAAGATGAATTCAGTCAATCAAATCTAGCAAATCTAGGTATTCTTGCACCAGTTCAAATTATTAATGCAGGGACTGGCTACCAAGTTAATGACCAAATTCTATTCTTGGGTGGTACTGGTGTTGGTGCAAATGCTATCATCACAAGTTGCAACAACACTACAGGTTCCATAACAGGCATTCAGTATGTTCCATATGTCATTGGAAACACAGCAAATCCATATCCTTTAGGTGGTATGGGTTATTTCAATGGTCTTCCTGATGTTGTGGTTAAGAGATTGGCTTCAGGTAATGTTAAAGTAAGTAATACAAGCACTGTGGTTGTTGGTAATGGTACGAACTTCTTGACACAAATGACTGTTGGTGCACCACTAACCACCAACACAAATATTGTTATTGGTACTGTGCAATCTATTGTTAATGCAAATACTTTGTTGTTAACTTCAAATGCAACAACAAATAACGTTGCAACCAACTTCTATCAAGGTTCAGCAATTCTTGCAGCACCAGGGTACCTTGGTTCTGGTGCAACATTCACTTCTGTTGCTAACCGTATCGGTGAAATCACCAACTTCAATATTATTGACAATGGTTCCGATTACATTTCTGCACCACAAATTTCTTTGGTTGTTCAAGATTTGATTGTTGCAAACGTATCACAATTAGATTTACCAACTGCTGGCCAAATAATTTATCAAGGTGCAAACACCAACGTTGCAACATACACAGCAACGGTAGATTCACTTTTTGTTGTTGAAAATGCTTATCCAACATCTAACACAGTATATCAGTTAAGAGTTTATAACTATACTGCAAAACCAAACTTCAACTTACCATTGAAGATTGATGCAACTGGTGCAAACTATAGATTAGTACCAAACTTTACAAATATACACACAACATCATTCATTAACACAGGCGATGATTCTCGTTTTGATTCTGCAAATGGTGTTATGACATATGGTGACGGTCACGCTAAAGCAAATGCAACATTCTTAAATGGTTTGGCTATTGGTAATGGTGAATACCTTGACAATACTGGCTGGCCAAGTGCTTTTAGTGTATTGCAAAGTACCAAGTATAACAATTTCACATACGAAATTACACTAGAAAAAGAAATTGCCAAGTATCGTGATGTATTGTTGAACTTGTTGCATCCATCTGGTATGCAGGCTATTGGTCGTTATGCAATGAAGTCCAATGCTTCGTTTAACCTATCAACTATTGATGCGATACAGACTGGTGTTCCACTAGACCATTATGCAAATACTGGTACAATAGCAACAATCGTTGGTGGTACTGCTGATGTTCCGAGTAATAATATCATTGTGTTTGGTAATTTGTATGGTGCAAACTTACACAACATATTCTTTGCAAATACAACCACAATCAATTTTGAATATGGCAGCAATCCTGATGATTGCGTGGTGTCTTTGGTCATTGGTGTTGACGGAACAAGTATCACACTACAAGATAATGTGTGGACTTATTTTGCAAATGTTGCAACTTCTACTTGGTTGAACAGCAACAACTACACACTAAATATAACAAGCTTAACCGGTTCGTATGATATCGTAAATAATGGCTTCTATAGTAACACAGCATATCCTATGGAAGATGTGATTCGTGTTGGTGATTCAGTATATGTAAATGGAGTTAGTGCAGTTGTTACTGTTGTTGATTATAATTACAGCTATGATAATAATGGAAACATAATCTCTTATGGTACCGTTGATTTGAATGGTCCTTTGACTGCTGGCGCAAATGGATTGGTTTCTATCAGTAGAACAATGGTTTCTCTATATGAAGACATTCAAATATATGGACCAGTTGGTGTTCAGTATTTTGTTGAATTAACAACCGAAGACGGCAATACATTGACAGACGAACAAGGAAATGCACTTCTAATAGGATAAAAAATGTCACAAATAAAGATTTCACAACTACCAGTATTCAATACTATTAATGCCAATACGGCAAACACCTTGTTTGTTGGTGTTGATATTCCTACAGATACCACTTTCCAAATGACTGCCAACACATTGGCTTTAGGTCTTTTCAGAAATAGTTACTTGAATGTTGGCAACAATAATCTTCAATTCACAAATACTATTGCACAATTTTCTGGTTCTGATCCATCCTTTATACAAGTTAATAATCAAAACTTCAACTCAATGGGTTCGGCAGATTATGTCTTGTCGGCTGACCAAGCAACACAAGCAAATTATAATTATTTTGCAGATTTTGGTATCAATAACTCACAAGTAACGGGAAATAATACAGGTTATACAGCATTCAATTCATATGATGCTTATTTGTATGTTCAAGGAGCAAATGCAACCACAGGTCTTGCGAGTTATCAAGGAAATTTATTGATTGGTACTGCAACAACTAATGCAAATTTGAAGTTTATGCTTGGTGGCACCAATTCAAACAATATTGTCGGTTGGATTTCTGCAAATGGATTGTCACTAAACACACAATCTTATATTGTTTATGGTGATGGCTCAAAACAAACATTTGCTTATACTGGACCATCAATAACAGCAAACCTAGCATATGCACAAGCCAATGCTGCATTTACTTTAGCTAATAATACGGTGGGTGTTGATGCGACTCAGAACACCAATATTATTTCAGCACAATCATTTGCAAACGGTGCATTTAATAAAGCAAATACGGCAGTTCAAAATACTGCTGTCGTACAACTACAATCATTGACGCTGACAGGCAACTTGATTGCTAACTCTGCTGGTCAAGGTATCTTTGTTGATAGATTTAGTTCAAATTCTGCAACATTTAGCCAAAACATGATTGTATTAGGCAACTTAACAGCAAATACATTGTTGGGTAATATTTTCTTCTCCAACGTAGTTACAACAACTTCACAGTCCAATTCTATTATTTGGTTTCCACAATTCTTTGGTGTGAATCAACAAGTTGGACAATTATGGTACTATGCTAATACACAGTCATTGATTTTGGATACAGATATTGCCGGTGATAGACTGTCTATTTCTAAAGTTCTTTTCTTCCGTGCATATAATTCAACTGGTGCAACAATTCCAGCAAACTCGTTTGTTCGTTTAGTTACTGGTGCAACAGCAAATCAGATTCCATATATTGCTTTGGCTGATGCAACTTCTTCTGCTAACGCTACTGTTGCTGGTTTTGTTAAAAATGCAATCGCTAACGGTGCATATGGCTTTGCTTACTCACAAGGTATTGTTGAGGACTTAAATTCAACTGGTCTTGGTCAAAACGGAGATATTCTTTTTCTATCTACAACACCAGGTATTGCTTCTAACACTGCACCATTGACTGGAAACTCCAACACTGTTGTTCAATTAGGTAGAATTATTCTGAGTGATGCAACACAAGGTAAGTTGTTTATTCAAAACCAATTGAGACAGGCCTACGGACGTACTAATGGTTCTGTGTTGTATGCATATGCAAATAACATTGTTTCTAGTAATACAATTAGTATTAATGATGGTATCAGCACAGTCAATGCCAACAACATTATTGCAAATAATATCACTGTTATTAACGAGACAATTACAGGAACAGTAAATGCAAACACGTTGATTGCAAATACAATGGTTTACGGTTCTGCTACTGCAAACTCCGGTGTAACACAATTAAGCAGCAAATCTACTGCAGTCACAGCAAATGGCATTTCTGGTCAGATTACGATGAATAATGCGACACTAAATTCTGGAACTGGTGTAACATTTACTGTCAATAACAGTTATGTACAACACGTATATGATATGGTTTTTGTTAGCTTTCAAAATGCAGGTAGTGGAAATTATCAAGTATGTGTTGCAAATACTAGAGTTGGTAGTTTTGACGTTAACGTATATAACGGCGCAACTGGTCCTTCAGGTAACAGAGGTGAAGCACTTGTATTGAATTGGTCATTAATTAGAGTTGGTAATTAAGAGATAAATAAATCATGGCAAATAATCTAAATCAAAATTTACTCACATATTATGCACCAGTATCTCAGGTAGAACTTGAGTATTATATTCCTGTTGCAGTTATTCCACAAGGTCAACAATTATCTCAAGCCATTCCTGTTGGTTCCATCTATGCATTTTTGGGACAGGAAGATTCGTGGCCAGTTATAAATGGTGTTGAAACACCAAGCACACCACAGCAAACTACTGCGTATCTAAAAAAAGTATTTAAGAACATGTTTGCTTTGAAAAATGTTGGTTCAAACAATTTGAGTCCTGTTATTCAAAGAATCAATTGGACAGCAAACACAGTTTATACCGCATATTCCGATAATTTGAATCTGCAAGAAAAAGATGAAAACGGTCTATTGGTATACCAATACTATGTGAAGAACCGTTACGACCAAGTATTCAAGTGCTTGTGGAATAACAATGGTGGTCCTTCCACATATGAACCATACTTTGAACCAGGTTCATATGGCACAAACAACATCTATCAAAATGAAGATTTGTATAAGTGGAAATACATCTATACAATTGACTCTGGTGCAAAAAGGTCATTCATGGACTCAATTTGGATGCCAGTATTCATCGGTGCAAATACCCCACAACCATACGGAACATCTGCTGGTGCCGGCAGTATTGATGTAATCAATGTGACAAATGGTGGTTCTGGTTATGACCCAATCAATCAGTATATCACAATTCAAGTTGTGGGCGATGGTACAGGTGCAAACGGTGTAATCACACCAGCACAAGTTGTCAACAATCAAATTGTTGACATTATTGTTCCACAAGGACAAGCAGGTCAAAACTATACACAAGCAAATGTGGTTATAACTTCCTATACCTCATCCAATCAAAAATATTTGGCACCAATTACATCACAAGCAACTGCTATTGCGCCAACTTCTCCAGTTGGTGGTCATGGTTATGATCCAATCTCGGAATTGGGTTGCAACCATTTAATGTTCTCTGTTGAGTTTAATGCTGATGAAGGTGGCGTTCTTCCTACTGATGGTGTTGTATATCGTCAAGTTGGTTTGTTAACCGATCCGTTGGTTCTTGGTGCTAATGGTCCAACAGTTGCAAATAATTCTGTTTATAATACTGCAACACAAGTTTTATGTGCTTCTGGCTTAGGTTCTTTTGTGTCGGATGAAATTGTGAACCAGTATGATACAAGCACACCACCAAATTTATTGTTTTCCGGCACAGTTTTATCATTCAACACATCAACCAACCTATTACAGCTAATAAATACTTATGGTAGTTTTGTTGTTGGTCAATCTATTACTGGTGCTACTTCGGGATGTTCAAGAACAGTGTTTACTGTTACTGAACCAGCAATAATTCCATTCTCAGGTTTGATTTCTTATATTGAAAACCGACAAGGTGTTCAAAGAAGTGAAGACGGTATTGAGCAGTTGAGATTTATTCTCGGTTACTAAAAAAGGTTAATTAAATGTCTCTAAATTTTGACACATATCCATACTACGATGATTTTGATCCAGGAAAAAACTTCCATCGTATTCTGTTCAAACCAGGCTATGCTGTTCAGGCCCGTGAATTAACACAGTCACAAACAATTCTTCAGAATCAAATTTCTGAGTTTGCCTCTGCTATCTATTCACAAAATACTCCTGTATCTGGTGGACAAGTTACAACCAACTTGAGTTGTTATTATTTGAAACTCCAACCAACATTCAATGGTGCGGCAGTTACAGCAGCAAACTTTGCGAACCAAGTTATCTTTGATTCTGAAACAGGAACTATTCTCGCACGTGTTATTGCTACAGTTGAAACAACTTCTTCTGGAACAACCGTGGGTGATCCACCTACACTAATTGTTTCTTACATATCCGGTGGACATTTCACCGATGGTTTAACAATACAGACAACAGGATCCACACAATACTACGCAACCATTGCAAATTCTTCAGCATCGACAGGTCCTTCTACAGGTCTTTCATCTACAGCATCTGTTGCTAACGGTGTTTTCTATATTGTTAATGGTTATAGCTTGTCTAATACCACAGGTCAAACATACTCAATTGGTAACTTTGTTGATGTAGCAAACCAAACAATTGTTCTAGACAAATACAGTAATACACCATCATATCGTATCGGTCTAGAATTGACTGAAACTATTCACGATTACATTGACGATTCTTCATTGTTGGATCCTGCTATTGGTGCATCCAACTTCCAAGCACCAGGTGCTGACCGTTATGTTCTTTCATTGTCATTGGTTAACTTACCTTTGACACTTGGCAATGACCAAAACTTTATTGAATTGGTTCGTATGGTTAACGGTCAAATTGTAAGTCAAGTTGACGGCACAGTTTATTCAACCATTGACGATTATTTTGCAAAACGTGACTATGAAACCAATGGTGACTATGTTGTCAATGATTTTAGTTTGACACCATCAGCAAACTCATTGGGAGTTAGTGCAAACTATGATTTGACAATTGGTAAAGGCGTTGCTTATGTTCACGGCTACCGTATTGAAAATCAATCTCAACAGATTTTGACCAATCAAAGAGCAAGGCAAACCAATACAATTCTTGAAGATGCTATCTATGTTGATTATGCAAATTATATTACAATTGACACAGTTGGTGGTATCTTTGACATTGGACAAGTGCCACAAGTAACATTCCATTGCGTTGGTGCACCAAACATTTCTTCGCCGACAAACGGTGTGTCTGCCAATTCAAATACTTACAACTCAACAGTTGTTGGTACAGGTTTCTTAAGAAACTTACAATACGTTTCTGGTTCAGGTGCTAATACCAAGGCTTATGTCTATAATGCATACATTTCAGACTTCAGTGCAAACACACTATCTGGAATAGCCACAAATTCTAGTACAGCAACAACTCTAGTAATCAACGATGCGGCAGACACATTCTCTACTGTTGCAAATGCTTACTATGGTGTAACAATAACTGCAACTACTGGTGCAATCGTTGACGTAAGACAAGTTACAGGATATTCCGTATCTGGTGCAACAAAAACATTTACTGTTTCTTCTGCAACACCATTTACAGTAACACCAACAACTGCAACATCACTTACATTGAATTATAATACGACAGATATTTCATCTATTGTTATTGCAAATTCAACTTACTACTTGACTGCTAATGCGGATATCAATTTATCTGGAAGAATGCAAAGTCTTCCAACTGGTGGAACAATTGTAAACGGTTTTGGTCAACCAGAATTGATTTTCCCATTGGGTTATTCACATGTTGCTAACGTATCTTCAACAAGTTACTATTCTACCAGAGTTTACCGTAACAAAACATTTACAGGTAACACACTAACACTAAGTTCTACATCTGGAAATAGCGGAAGCCCATTGAGATTTGAAGGTCCAACCTCAACTCAAACAGGAACAGTCAACCAACAAAACTTTATTGTTATCAATACTGCTACAGGCAATATTATTGACTTTACTTCTTCCGGTAATACTATCACAATTTCTTCTGACCATACTGCTGCTACATTCACAACAAGTGGATATCCAACAGGCATGACAGTAAATGTTATTGCACAAGTTCAAGTTTCTAGCGCAGATTCATCAAACTTCGTGTTGAAATCTAAAAACTTGGTAACAGGTAATACATCATACGGTAGTTCTTCTTTGACTACTGTAACATCTACTGCATCTATAGACCTAACAAAGGGCCAAACCTTAATTGGTAAAGCTGCTGTTGCATACGGTGCAAAAATGTCATTATATGTAAATGACATTAAGAAGATTACCAAAGTTTATGATACAGGTACAACTGGTGCTTCTATCAGCGGTGTCGCATTGTCATCATTCACCGATGTTACAAACTATTATACGTTAGATAACGGTCAAAGAGATAACTTCTATGACTTTGGTTCTGTAACATTGATTCCTGGTGCACCATTGCCATCTGGAAACATTTTGGTTGTATACAACTACTATTCACATACACAAGCGTCATCTGGTGATGGTTATTTCAGCATTCAATCCTATCAGTCTTCAAACTCAACCTATGGTGGTGTATCAACATCTCCTGAAGCATACGCACAGATTCCAGTATACACTGCAAAAGATGGTAATGTATACAAACTATCTGACTGTATTGACTTTAGGCCTGCTCGTCAGAATGCTCAAACAGCATATGTTTGGGAATATTCTTCTGGTTCACAACCAACTGGTTCAAGCGACATTGGTGTTTTGATTCCACAAAACTTGACAAACTTCCAATCTAACTACGGTTACTATTTGGGTCGTCAAGATAGATTGGTTCTAACAAAAGACAAGAGTTTCCAAATCATCCAAGGCAATCCAGCAGTTAATCCATCGTTACCTGCACAGCCAACCGGATCGTTGTTATTGGCTAACTTATTACATGATGCATACACCGCATATGTTCCTGGTGAGGGACCTGCTGGTGCTGTATCCAATCTGTCCATCAACAAGATTCTACACAAACGTTGGGCTAAGACTGACATTACAGACCTAGAAACACGTATCAATAATTTGGAATACTACACTTCATTGAGTCAACTTGAAGCGGCCGCAGCAGCCACACAAGTTACTGACTTGAATGGTGTTGCTAGACCAAACTATGGTATTTTGGTTGATTCGTTCAATTCTTATTCTACTGCTGATACAAACAATCCAGATTACTTGGCGAACATCAATGTAAGAACAAACACATTGACACCGTTAGCAATCGTTGACAACTTCCAATTACAAAACCCTGTTACTGTTGCAACAGTTGGTACATTGGATCAGACTAACACATATACAATCAACAATGTTGGTTCACAAACTTATGTGTTCACATTGCCATACACAACAGCAAATATCGCTTTTCAACCATTGGCAAGTAGTACCGTTTCTGTTAATCCATTCTCTGTTGTTATTCAACAAGGTGTTGCACAGTTAACTCCACCAATGGACAATTGGGTAGATAATACTAAAGCACCAGCATTATTGGTTACAGACCCATCAATGCAAGTATACCAAGCAACAGGCGGTGTTAACTTAACCAACTCTGGTGACTTCGCAACAATTCCAGGAACTTCAAGTGAAGTTTCAAGTTCAGTTAGTGTTGTGAACCACGGTACTATTACAAATAGTCCATATGGTGCAACTGTTGGCTACACAGCAACAACAACACAAACATATGCAAGCCAAATTCAAAATACTACTGCATCTTCTTACAGTCCAGTATCTTCTACCTTTGGCTCTAACAATGGTTATTTGACAAACATTGCTATTCTTCCATATATCAGACCACAACAAATTATTGTTCAGGCAGCAGGCTTATTGGTCAACACACCATTGTCAGCATGGTTTGATGGAACAAATGTTAATGCAAATATCAGTGCACCAAACACAATTGAATTGACGGGCGTATCTGGAACATTTAATTCTGGTGACATCGTTGGTTTCAATTTAACCATTAGCGGAACAACATCATTCTATCCCGTTGCACGAGTAATCTCTGTTTATAACTATCCAAACGGCACACAAGCAAGATTGTATGTTGCAGACACTATTGGTTTCCCAGGAACAATCGGAACAACGCAGTTACAAAATGCATTTTTTGATGTTAATGGTAACTATGTAAATTCTACTGCATCTGGAACAGTTCCTTCTAGCAGCGTTATTTCTATAAACGCACAAGGCCAAATTGGAGGTATTGGTGGTGGTTATTCAGTTGTTTCCGCCAACACAACATATTCCGGTAACATAGTTATTGCACCTGTAAGTTCCGCATATTGCTCATTCTTGAATCAATATGGTGTTTGGGGCGATTCTAACCAAAGCAGTTCATACACTGCAAACTTGGCATTTCAATCAACCACATCTGGAACATATACATTCACAGCAGCGGCAGATAACAATGCACAATTCTATTTGAATGGCACTTTATTGTTCCAAGTTGGTTCGGGATCAAGCGATTCAAACAGAGCAAACTATGGTCAAACAACCACATTTACAACATCTTTGACTGCAAATACAACTTATGCCATTAGTTGGACAGCATTTAACACAAGTGGTCCTGCCGCTCTTGGTTTGTTGGTTACTGATCCTGCGGGTAATGATGTATTTGATACAAGAAATCCACCAACATTGACATATAACAATCCAGGTCAAGAAGTTCCTATGCCAGGTGGTGGCGTTTGGTTGACAGGTGTAACACAAGTTAACCTTGGACCAAATGCTTCTACAGTACCAAACTACTATGTTGGTTCTCAAATAAACATTCACTCACAATATGTTTACCAACAAGCAGTTGCTGCAACATATACACCACCTCCTGCGGCACCAGCTGGTGGCGGTGGTTCTGGTGGTTGGTGGAGTTGGTCAGATTGGTTTTGATAATCAACAGGGTGAATAATTATCGTAAGGTTATAAACTAAATACCAAAAGATTTAGAGAAACATCGGAACATTA